GTCATTAAAAGAGCTAGAAGTGCTGCGGGAAGAGTTACCGAACTCAAAATGGCAGGCGCAGTACATGCAGCAGCCTACATCCGACAACTCGGCGATCGTCAAACGTGAATGGTGGAAGGTATGGCCTTACGAAGACCCGCCAAAATGTGAATTTATCATCCAAAGCTGGGATACGGCGCACGAAAAGAAGACAGTCAACGACTATTCAGCCTGTACAACGTGGGGTGTGTGGTTTAACGAGGAAGACAACATGAATCCGAACGTGATTCTGTTAGATGCTTACAAAGAACGCTTGGAATTCCCGGCTTTAAAGAAAAAAGCGTACGAAATGTACCAAGAATACGAGCCAGATACGTGTTTAATTGAGAAAAAAGCAGCGGGTGCGCCACTAATTCAAGAACTTCGTTGGATGGGCCTGGCGGTATCCGAGTATAGTCCAGGAAAAGGACAAGATAAAATTAGCCGCTTAAATAGCGTTGCGGATTTATTTGCGAGCGGTAAAGTATGGGCACCGGAGACACGTTGGGCGGAAGAGTTGGTGGACGAGGTAGCGTCGTTCCCTTCTGGCGAACATGATGACTTGGTAGACTCAATGACATTGGCATTGATGCGCTTTAGGCAAGGTGGGTTCTTGAGGCTCCCCACAGATGAGCCCGATGAGATTAAATATTTTAAGTCCAAACGCAATCCGGGCTACTACAACGTATAGGTATAAATGAGTGATTTAGTGCACAACATGTATTGGCTCTGGGAAGGCGCCCTTAGTAAAGAGTTTTGTCGTTCTGCGTTAGAGCAGGTTAATTGGGCTACCTATGAACCAGCATCAGTAAGACAAAACAATAACGAAATAATTGACACAAAAACAAGGCGCACAGATGTTATATGGCAAGACCCCTTGCAGCCATTAGGGTGTATTGCTAAAGCCTATATCGATATTGCTAACCAATCAGCAGGTTGGGGGTATATCTTAAATACACAAGAAGATACGCAGATTGGCAGGTACAAAAGCGCTGATGAAGGTTATTATGATTGGCATGTGGACTCAAGCCAGCCACAAAACGGCATACAAAGAAAATTAAGCATTAGTATGTTGCTGTCAGACCCTTCTGAATTTGAGGGGGGTGAACTACAATTTAAAGGAATCGAAGACCGAAAAATACTGACTAAACAAGGAAGTATCGTGGTATTCCCGTCATTTATAGAACATAGAGTAACGCCTGTAACAAAAGGTGTTAGATATTCAGCAGTGACTTGGGTTATAGGGCCTTCGTTCAAATGAAAAATAAACTATTACAAAACAGCTATATTGTTATTGACGACTTTGTTACCCCAGAGCAAGCTAGCGCTTTAGCCGTTCAAATGGAAGAAGTTTATAAAGAATATCCTAATGAGTTTAAACAAGATGTTCAATGCCCAGACTCACTGGCAATATACGACATGTGGGCGTTTGTTGAGTTATTGGTCGAAAAAGTGCCTGTTATAGCGGCAGCCGTAGAAGAACCTATGTTTCCTACTTATAGTTACGCTAGAATGTACAAAAATGGGGAAACTTTAAAAAGGCATACGGATAGAGGTGCTTGTGAAGTAAGTGTTACTTTGCATTTAGGCAACGACGGCGTAGAATGGCCAATATATTTTGAAACTCCAAATAAACAAGTGGTAGCGTTAAATTTAAAACCAGGGCAAGCTGCAGTATATTTGGGTTGTATTGCCCCGCATTGGCGAGATGCATATGAAGGCACGGACTATAAACAAGTGTTTTTACACTACGTACGTGCTAGAGGTGAAAACCGCCACTGTTATTTTGACAAGAAAAGGTAATTATGGCAATCGAAAAAAGTTTATACCAAGCACCCATGGGGATTGAAGAAGCGGCACTCAACATGCCGGAAATTGAGATTGAGATTGAAGACCCGGAATCAGTCACAATTGGTATGGATGGCATGCCCATCCTAGAGATAATCCAAGACGAAGAAGATCCTGAGTTTGGTATGAACTTAGCGGATGAGATGGACGACAGCGCACTACAAGAACTTACCAGTGAGTTAGTTGGTATGTTCGACGCAGACATTAGTGCACGCAAAGATTGGGCCGACACCTACATAGAAGGTATGAAGCTTTTAGGCCTTAAGATTGAAGAAAAGACCGAACCATGGGAAGGCGCATGCGGTGTGTTCCACCCGATGCTAACAGAATCAGTAGTGCGCTTCCAGTCAGAAGCCATTATGGAGACATTTCCAGCCCGTGGTCCTGTACGCACACAGATTATTGGTAAAGAAACACCAATTGCTAAAGCAGCTGCTCAACGTGTCGAAGAAGACATGAACTACAAGTTGACTGAGCAGATGACCGAGTATCGCCCTGAGCACGAAAAGTTATTGTGGAACTTGCCGTTGGCTGGTTCAGCATTCAAGAAGGTGTACTACGACCCAAGCTTGGGCCGCCAAGTAGCGATGTTTATTCCGGCTGAAGATGTAGTTGTGCCTTATGGTGCGTCTAACTTAGAAACAGCCGACCGTGTTACACACCAGATGCGTAAGACCAAGAACGAGATGAAAAAGCTTATGGCAGCCGGCTTCTACCGTGATGTAGACTTGCCAGAGCCAACAGGCGAACTAGACGATATTGAGAAACGTAAAGCGGAAGGTACGGGTTACAGTGCAACATCTGACAGCCGTTACCGCATCCTTGAGATGCACGTCAACTTTAACTTGCCTGGTTATGAAGATGAGAAAGACGGCGAAGAAACCGATATTGGCTTGCCATACGTCATTACCATTGAGAAGCAATCAGGCATAGTATTGGCCATCCGGAGAAACTGGTATGAAGAAGATGTTCTTAAGCTCAAGCGTAATCACTTTGTGCATTATCAGTATATTCCTGGCTTCGGGTTCTATGGTTACGGACTTATACACCTTATTGGCGGCTACGCGCGCTCTGCCACTAGTATTATTCGCCAGCTCGTTGATGCTGGTACTCTTAGCAATCTTCCTGGCGGACTTAAGTCAAGAGGCCTACGAGTCAAAGGTGACGACACCCCTATCTCACCGGGAGAGTTCCGAGATGTAGACGTACCAAGCGGTTCAATCCGTGACAACATCCTACCGTTGCCATACAAAGAGCCATCACAAGTTCTATACACATTGTTCCAAAACATCGTTCAAGAAGGACGCGCATTCGCTACAGCGGGTGACATGAAGGTGTCGGACATGGGTGCAAACGCCCCTGTGGGAAGTACATTGGCAATCCTTGAGCGCACATTAAAAGTGATGTCAGCGATTCAAGCCCGTGTTCACTATGCAATGCGTGTTGAGTTCAAGTTACTAAAAAACATTATTGCGGATTACACTCCAGATGAATATGACTATCAGCCAGAAGAAGGTTCGCGTTCTGCGAAGAAGTCGGATTACGACGACATTGATGTCATACCCGTCAGTGACCCAAATGCAGCAACGATGGCGCAAAAGATTGTTCAGTATCAAGCGGTGCTCCAGTTGGCACAAACAGCGCCTCAACTATACAATCTCCCACTCCTACATCGTCAAATGGTCGAGATCCTCGGTGTCAAGAATGCGAACAAGCTCATTCCGATGGAGGATGACATGGTACCGACCGACCCAGTGTCCGAAAACCAGAATATTCTGAAGATGAAGCCGGTCAAGGCGTTTATCGAACAGGACCACGAGGCTCACATTACAGTGCACATGGCTGCTATGCAGGATCCAAAGATTGCTCAGTTGGTTGGTCAAAGCCCGATGGCTCAGCAGATCGGTGCGGGAATGCAGGCTCATATTGCAGAACATTTGGGCTACGCATACCGCCAGCAGATCGAGCAGATTATGGGTACAACATTGCCTCCAGAGTCACAAGAAGGTGAAGAACCACCGAAGATGCCACCACAAATGGCCGCTCAAGTGGCTCAGATGTCCGCTCAGGCCGCTCAACAGTTGTTAGGTAAAAACCAGCAAGAGGCCGCACAACAACAGGCTCAACAGCAAATGCAAGATCCGATCATCCAGATGCAGATGAAAGACCAGCAGTTGAAAGAAGCTGAACTTCAGCGTAAGAAACAAAAAGACCTCATGGACGCAGCGGCTAAGGCGGACCAGATTGAGGTTGAGCAAGAACGCATTGCGGCGCAAAAAGAAATCGCAGGCATGCAGGTTGGTGCCAAAGTTGCCAAGGACAAGGAAGAACTGGCCTCACGCAATCAGTTAGAAGGACTACGTATCGGTAAAGATATTGCTAAAGATAGAGCCCAGATGGCTGCACAATCCCGCCAGAAGGACCAACAATCTAAGAAAAATGGTGATCAGTGAGCAATTTTGATTATTTAATTAAAGAATTTCAGGATGAAATAAACATTCATTCACAAGCAATCGTAACTGGTAGGCCTCAAACCATCGAGGAATACCGGCAAGTAGTGGGCACCATCCGAGGCCTGGAGTCCGCTATTCAAATAACCAAAGACCTCGTGCAAAGACTGGAGAATTCTAATGACGATTGATTTGTCACAAGCAGTTGATCTGAATGCCGTCCTTAACAAGGCGGACGAAGACAAAGCAACACTATTACCTGACCCGTCTGGGTACCGCATTTTGTGCGCTATTCCGGAGGTTGAGGAAAAGTACGACAGCGGTATTATTAAGGCTGACGCAACCCTGCATTATGAAGAAGTTCTATCAACGGTCTTTTTTGTAGTCAAAATGGGTCCAGATTGCTATAAAGATCCGGCTCGTTTCCCAAGTGGTGCTTGGTGTAAGGTAGGTGACTTTGTCTTGGCTCGTCCAAATTCAGGCACACGTCTAAAGATTCATGGTCGTGAGTTCCGAATTATTAATGACGATTCCGTAGAAGGAGTTGTTGAAGATCCCCGCGGTATTAAGCGTGCATAAGGAGTAACAAATGGCAGAATATATGGAAGAATTTAAGTTTCCCGACGAGCTTGAAGAAGAAGCGAAAGCGACTAAAGCCGCCGAGGACAACGCAAACGTAGAGGCGCCTGAGTCTGAAATTGAGATTGTGGATGACACGCCACCTCAAGATCGTAATCGTGAGCCATCCGACCCACCCCCAGAAGTAACTGAAGACGAGCTTGAAACCTACGATAAGAAGGTTCAAAAGCGTATACAGAAATTTACTAAGGGCTACCACGATGAGCGTCGTGCTAAAGAAGCGGCATTCCGTGAGCGTGAAGAGGCAATTAATGCGGCTAAATTTTTAGCGGACGAGAACAGACGTCTACAAGAACAGCTTCATGAAGGCAGTAAAGTCTATATTGAACAAGCTAAAGGTGGCGCAGAAGCTGAATTGAACGTTGCAAAACGTCAATTTAAAGAGGCTTATGAGTCAGGTGATGTGGATGCAATGACTACCGCACAGCAAGCAATTGCCGTTGCAACAATGAAAAGTGAGCGTGCATCTACATTAAGGCCTTTACAAGTTGAAGAAAAAGAGGTAAAAATACCACAAGCGCAGCAAGAAGCTCCTCAACAACAGTTGGATCCTCGTACTTCTGTGTGGTTAGAAGATAACCCTTGGTACGGCGATGACGACGAAATGAGTGCTACGGCTCTTGGTTTGCACAGTAAGCTAGAAAAAGATTTTGGAAAACAATATATTGGTTCCGAAGAGTATTTTAAGAGAATTGACGTTACAATGCGTAAAAGATACCCCGAATATTTTGGGAGCGAAACAAAGCAAGAAACTTCCGAGGAAGAGGAAAAACCTCAAACTCGTGCCAAACCCGCAAGTAACGTAGTGGCTCCGGCTACACGTAGTACTGCGCCAAAGAAAGTGAAACTAACGACAACGCAAGTTGCAATTGCTAAAAAGTTAGGAGTACCTCTAGATTTATACGCCAAAAAGGTTGCTGAACAAATGAATGGAGAAAGATAATGGAACAAAATCGTAAACCACGTAGTACGGAAACCCGTGAATTAGTTGAGCGTCCAAAGCAGTGGATGCCCGCCGACCTTCTCCCTGAGCCAGATAAACAGGCTGGGTTTGCTTATCGCTGGATTCGTGTTTCAACTTTGAACAACGCAGACCCCCGTAACATCTCAGCAAAAATGAGAGAAGGCTGGGAGCCTGTTCGTATTGAAGAACAACCAAAATTTAAACTGCTAGCTGATCCTTCAAGTCGTTATAAAGACAACATTGAGATTGGCGGATTATTGTTATGCAAAACTCCGGCGGAGTTCGTTCAACAGCGTAATGACCATTATGCAAACGTTACCGAATCTCAAACGAAAGCTGTAGACAATAGTTTTATGAAAGACAACGACCCAAGGATGCCTCTCTTTAGTGAGAAAAAATCTACGACGTCGTTTGGTAAAGGTAAATAATTTTATTAATTTTAAGGAGTATTTAAATGGCTTATCCAACAGTAAGCGCTCCATACGGCTTTCAAGCAATTAATCGTGTAGACGGCATGCCATATGCCGGTGCAATTCGTCAGCTTCCAATTACGGCAGCTTACGGAACAGCAATCTACAACGGTGACATTGTTAAACTAGTCGTTGGTGGCACAGTAGAAAAATCAGCAATTGGCACAAACGTAGAAGCACAAGCTACTCTAGGTGTGTTTGTAGGTTGCCAATATGTAAACAGCACAAGTCAAACTGTGCAAGCTCAATACTATCCAACTGGCGTTACAAGCGCTATTGCTTATGTAGTATTAGACCCACAAGCTGCGTTTAAAGCCGCAGTTACTACTTCTGGCAATACAAGCGTTGTTACTTCTGTAACACGTGCAGTTGTAGGTACAAACATGGCAATTGCTACTGGCACAGGTAATAACGCCACAGGTAATTCAGGTT